CACAGGGAGTTGCATAGCAAAGTTGTTCACTAACACTTCGTCGACCTTTTTGAGCTATGGCAAAACCATAAGCACTCAAAGTGCTTGCCTATTTGGAGGCCGAGATTCTGTAGTTATACGCTCTACCTATCTCGCTCTGACTCCATATCCTGTTGCCTTTGACAATTCGGTCGATGTCAAAGCTAGTCTAGATTGGTTGGATCTACCGCCTGGGGTGTATCGTTTTGGTGTTATAAAGAAGCCCAAGCGTACATTTACACAAACACCGGCGCCAATCAATTTACGGTTAGGACCAAAGGGTGAATATTTTTTGAAGAGCCCAGGCGGCAAAGAGATTTATCCGTTCAAGTTGGAAGATTTTGATAGTTTTTCCGGCAAGTCTTTTAGTTATCATTATGGGACTTTAATTCCGTGGCATTGCAATGAAGATTGTAGTGGGGGTGCCATAGGTATGTTTAATTCGTTGTTGACAGGGGTAACCTTGCACAATGGCGATGTTTTAACTGCTCAACAGAGTGCAAGTAAAGGCCAATTATTGGCCAACCTTGGATTCAGATGGAATATTAGTCCTGATATTGATTTATCAACTGTCATGGTGACAGATGATGAAAGACTTGAATGGTGTAAGTCACACGACAAAGCTAATTTGTATGTGCCGCTCATGGAGAAAATGATTTTAGAAAATAGAGTACCTGTAGCCAACAAATGCACGATACAGGCCAAAGTTAATGAATTGTTACTTAAAGATAAAGAAAGAATAATTTTGACACCTGGTCCTGAATTCGCCGCATATTGGGGTGCAACAGCTGCTAAGTTAACTGATCGTTTCAAAAGAGCTTTTAGCGTAGATAATATTCATCTAGGAACTTTGTACAATGATGTTTGGGTGCATCATGTATGGGGTTCTGGAACCACGCCAGATATTAGAGGACGTTGGTTCGATGCTTGTTGTTCGTTCACAACTGGTCACATAGGTGTGATTACATGTGGAGATGATATGGCCGCTTTAATGAATTTTAATGGTAAAATCATAGGTATCGAAGCGGATGCTTCTAATTGGGATCATTGCCAAATACTCTTAAATAAACGAGGGTTATTAAATGTTCAGTATGATATGTTTGAACAGTTTGGCTGCTGCCCTGATTATTTACAAATGCTTAGAACTAGTGGTAGTACTATTGAATGGAAAAGACAAGATCGGAAATCTCAATATTTGATACGAGCTAAATTGGGTTATACTAGGAGAGTCACCGGATTGACTGACACAACAGATGGAAACACTTGCGTCACGTCAGTTATGTATGCTTGCATACTCTCTCAAGTCTATTCAGAGTTGCAAGTTGATAATGATTGTGAAAATTTTATAGCAAATCGCATAATGGAATTGGGTGCAGTTCTTGGAGTCAAGATAAAGGTTAAAGTTTATGATAATCCTAGGAAATTAACATTTCTAAAAGGTTTTTTCGTAGATGCTGAAGTTTCAGGCAGTCGTCGAACTGTTTGGTATCCTTCGCCTGAAATCTTGATGAAAATAGGTGCTTCCGAGTCCAATCCAGCCAATAGGCCGGGTTATGGGATTTTAAAGAATATTTACAAAAAAGATGAAGATTTTGCATTGCGTATAAGAGCTGCCGATATCGTCCGCAGTTGGAAGACGTTTACTGGCTTACCTTTATTAAAAGGTTTTCAAGCTTTGTATCCGTTACCTGAAAATGTATTGGACGGGCACGAGGAGCGCATGCGTTCGTATGAGAAGTATGACAAGCCCAAACTTGACTTAACGGTTAAG